TCACCAGAGCAGCTAGCTGCTATAGAAAAAGCTAGAAAAGTAAAGGAAGCTAAAAAACTTCTTGGCGACAAAAGGATGCAGGATTGGGAAAAAACTGCAATGACAGACCTCTACGATAAGGACCAACAAGCGGTTACTGAAAGACAAATGGAGTTGGCAAAAAAACAAGGAGACCCCACTACAGCTTTAGAAAACAGGTTAAAACAAGATGTCGCCTTAGCTGCTTCTGGTAGATTAAAAGGTAGAGATTTAGCTAGAATGAGAGGGCAAGCTCAACAAACTGCCATAGCTGATACAGCAGCCGCAGCAGGTCGGGAAGCTTCAGCTTTAGGAGCTGCTCAGCAAAGTCGTTTTGACAAAATGAGATCAGATAAAATGGGAAGGCTTGGATACTTTCAAAAACGTAGAGGATTAGAAGTAGCTGAAAAAGCTGCTGAACAACAAGCTGCTGCGACAAGGGCTGCTAACTCAGGTGGTAAAGCTTCCGGTGGTGAAATATTTAAAGAATTTAAAAGAAAAAATGGAAAGATAGAAGGTCCAGGGACAGAGACTTCAGATAGCATTAGAGCTATGTTATCCGATGGAGAGTTTGTAGTTAACGCTAAAACTGTAAGAGGTCTAGGTGAAGCCATGGGTGCTAAAGGAAAAGAAGAGTCTCGTAAAAAAGGGGCTGGTTTTCTTTACGATCTACAAACTAAATATGGAGACAAGAAACCTGTTAAAAAAATGGGCGGTGGTATGATGTTAGCCGAGTTAGGTGCTCATGCAGCTAAAAAAGGATTAATGGGTAAAAAACTACAAGGAGTTGGAGAAATAGCTTCTGATACTATTGATGTTAAAAAAGGATTTGATGAAAAAAAACAAAAAGAGTTAAAGTTAAGTAAAGGAGGAGTAATTCATCATCCTGTTAAGGCAACTCCTCAAGACGTTTTAAAGAAAAAGAAAAGTGGTGGAGAAATAAAAAAAGATAAGAAAGATAAAGGATTAACTACAAAAGAAAAATGGAACCTCGGTCTAGCAATAGGGCAAGCTGCAATCGGAGCTAGAGCTAAAGCATTACAGGCTGAGAAAGATAGAAAGCATAAACTAGCTAAAGGTTTAAGAGAATCATATAAAACTTTGGCTCAGGCAGGAAACGCTTTAATTGGTTCCGGTGTAGCCTTAAAAGACGGTGGAGAAGTTAAGAATTGGATACAAGGTGCAGTTAAAAAACCTGGAGCTTTAAGGGCTGTTGCTAAAAAAGATAAACTAATAAAAGGTGATGAGAAATTATCTGCTTCCGACTTAGATAAATTAGCTTCAAAGGCTAAAAAATCTGGAGACAGTTTGTTGGCTAAGCGTGTCAATCTTGCAAAAACTTTTGCCAAGATGCGTAAAGCTAAAGGTGGAGAGGTAAAGTTAGGAAAAGGCGTAAAGGCTAAAAGAAAATACCGTGAAGCTATTGGTTGGGAATCTGATAAAATATTTGACAAAAAGGCAGAAAAAGACTATAAAAAAGGAGATACTGGTTATAAGAATTACAAAGGAGAAAAATCAGTAACTCCGGTAGAAATGTCTTTAGGTGGTTTTTTAGGCAAAGTAGCAAGAGTTGGACTTAAAGCAGGTGCAGGTTTTTTAACTGGAGGTCCAGCAGGTGCAGCAGTAGGAGCTGGTAAGGGTATTATGGATGAGGCGCAAAGGGATAAACAAAAAGCTCAACAAAAAAGGCAAGTTGAGGCTCAATCTCAAAGTGACCAAGCATCAAAAATGTCTCAAGCTGGTAAAGAATTAGCCTCAGGTGAGGTTGAACTTAAACATGGTGGAGATGTTAAACAATCTAAAGAAGATTTAGAACTACAAAAGTTTTTAGACTTTCATTTTCCAAAAGGAAAAAAAGTTGAAACAGACCCAGAAAAAAAGGCGTGGGAAGCCATATCAAAAGAAGAAGGTTCAATAGAGCCTGTAAAAATGGAAACCGGAGGGATTATGCAGAAATTAACTATGGGACCTGAAGCAGGAGGGGCTGGTCGTATTAAGTTCAGGAGGAAGAAGGATAAGGATTTCCTTTCTGATGAAAAACTAGCAGCTATGAAGAAGTCGAGGGAGAAAGAGTTAGAAAAGTTTCAAAAAGCCAAAGACCCTGAATTGAAGAAAGCTTTAGTTGACAGAATAAAGAAAAAGAAAGAACCTGTTAAAAAAGAATCAAGTTTCAAACAAGACTTTGCTAAAGCTCGTGGTGCAGGAAAAACTGAGTTTGAGCACAAAGGTAAAAAGTTTCATACTCGTACAAAAGAAGGTGGAGTACACGATCAATTTGATGAAAAAGGACATAAAGCGTTTAAAAAACATCAAGAGGATAGTAAAGACAAAAGAGGATTTTTTAGTAAACTAGGTGATGTTCTTTACACTGGAAGTTTAAAATCATTTGGTGATCATAAACATGCAGCAAAAGAAAGAAAGGCTTATGATGATGCTGTGGCAAAAAGAAAAATGGTTAAAGCTCATCCCAAATCTTCTATATTAAGGTCTGAACCAGTGAAAAAAGCTCCTGTTAAAAAAGCTCCTGTTAAATCAGATGATAGAATAAAACAAATTAGAGCACAGTTAAAAAGTCTAGTAAGACCTGATAAAAAGTACTCTAAAAAAGAAGGTATTGCAAAAGCTAAGTTATATAAAGAATTAGAATCGCTAGGAAAACCTTCTAAGTTTGGTAAGTATTGGATGAAAACATACTTAAAAGATGGAGGAAGTGTATCCTTTAAAGATGTTCTTGCCCAAAGACAGAAATACAAAAAGTAAAGAAATAAAAATATGAACAAGAGAGTGATAAATGATAAAAGCAATTTTAATTCTTGTATTGTTAGGGAGTACAGCAATGTCTAAAACTGAGTTTGAAAAAAAATTCAATTTACCTGCTGGTTTTGAGAAAGATTCTGAGAGTAGAATAAAAATAAAAATGGCTATTAAAGATTTTTTCAAAGCTAAAAAATTAAAATTTCCTGAAGGTGGAATGGAAAGGTGGGGTGGTTTTGTAACCAGTTCATACAGACCTGACTCTAAAACCCAGCCTCATAAAAAATGGGGGGCATTAGACGTAGCAGCAGCAGTACTCGGACCTCATCAAGAAGATTTTGTAGATTTTATGTTAGAAAAAGGTTTTAGAGTAATTGATGAAAGAGGAGCTGTTTCTGAACGGAAGAAAAATTTTCAAAGAGGTGTTTTTCACATAGATGATCATCCTAAAGAAAAAGGATGGTTAAGACGAGAAATTCCTCAAAAATGGAAAACAGGTGACACAGGAAAAAAAATAGCCATAGGTGGAGAATTTTGGAGACTAAACCCTAAACCAGGAACAGGTGGTTATCAGGTAGTAAAAAAACCAAAACAAAAGGAAGTGGAGGATAAATTTAAAATACCCACTGAACAATCTGAAATACCTGCATGGATGAAAAAACATGGATGGAAAGCAAGTGATTTAGGAAAAATGGTTGGAGACAAATGGGAAGGATATAGTCCTGGGGATATTATAGAACCTGCTCCAAAGGTAAAAGAAGAGGTTAAGGAAGAACAAACAGATTTTAGAAAAGAAGCTCTAGGAATGCCCCAAGAAGGAGAAGGAACTGTTTTAGAAGAAAAAACTGAAGATGTAGTTTCAGAAAAAATAAATGCTGACACTCCTGAGGAAGCAATGGCTCAATCTGCTCACCTAAGAGAACTTAAACAACAATCTCTTCCTTCAGGACAATCTCTTCCTTCAGGACCAGTAGAAGGGATGGAACAACTACCTGTTGATGAAGTTCAGGAAGAAAAAGACGTAGTAACTGAGAAAATTCAAAATGCTGCTGCTGTAGGTCCTGTAAAACCCATGAAAGCAGGTGGGGAAGTTAAGAAGTATCAAGAAGGTGATTTAGTAGAGAAAGAAGAGAAAGAAGAAATTAAACTAGTGAATCCTAGACTAGAAGAAGAAAAAGAAAAAGTTGAAGAAAAACCAAAAGGAACATATCATAAAGGAGTGTTTTACCCAGACATAGTAGAAGCAAAAAGAAAAAAAGAAATAGATGAACTTGCTCAACAAGAAATAGGCATAGAAGAAGGTAAAAAAACTCCAGTAGATTCATGGAGATTAGAACAAGAGGCAGCAGCCGCAACTGTTCCTGATAGTCCTACTATTACTCAACCTAATCCTGTTACGAAAAAAGTTCAGGAACAAGGCAGACAACAGAAACAAGCTAGTAACTGGTTTCAAACAATGATGGCTCAAGACGCTAAGCTTCAAGCTCAAATGTCAGAAGAATTAAAAAAAGCTTCCGAGATTGAAAATAACTTAAAAAAAGTAGAGCCTTATAAATTTTTTCATAGCATGAGCACTCCTAGTAAGATAGTAGCAGCTATAGGAATGTTAGCCGCAGGAGCAGCAGCAAAAACTCCTGAAGAAGTACAAGGTGTTTACGATGTAATGAACGCTGCAATTAATCAAGATATTCAAAGTCAGAAACTAGATCAACAGCATCAACTTATGGCGGCTAAGGAAGCTAGAAATAGAGCACAAGGTATTATAGATAGATATTCAAAACTTAGAATTAGTCCTGACACTAAGGCTAGGTTAGCTCAACTTCACGCTAAGCTAGAACAAGATAAACAAATATTAGCTGCTCAACAACAAAGAGAAATGCTGAAAGGTTTTACAAAACGGATGATAGAGGATAAAAAACTTCACCATGTTCCTGCTGAAATGCTTGCTAAAACATATACTCCTAAAGAATTAACCAGAATGGATAAAATGAGAGCAGACCTTGAAAAAGAAAGAAAGGATGCTAAAGTAGGTGCAGTAGTAGATTCTTATAGAAGAATGCATGCCTACGTTATGGACCCATCCCAGTTTTCCGGTCCTGGGGATATCGCAATGGTATTCAATTTTATGAAAACCCTAGACCCTACCTCTGTTGTTCGAGAAAGTGAATTTGAAACTGCTGCCAAAGCAGGGTCTAGAGCTTATGAATTTGCTAGACAATGGAATCGTTTTATTACAGGTGAAAGGTTTGTTGAAGCTGATAGAAAGGCTTTTCTTAACTCGGTTCGGGGTTTAGTTGAACCTGCTATGAAAACTGATGAATTTATAAAAAAGAAATATGAAAGAGTGGCTAGAAGATGGGGTTATCCACCTTCTTTAATTGTTACTCCTTCTCCAAAGTGGAAAGACCTTCCAGGGGGTGGTAAACAACTACAATGGAAAGAGTGGTCAAAAAGAAATCCAAATAAAACTAGAGCAGATTTTGACGAAGTTTATGAGTCTGTTTTAGAGAAAAAAAGGATGAAGTAAGTTATGGTTGATCAAACTAAACCACCACAAACTTTTGAAGAATTCGAAGCTGCTGAAGTTAAAACTCCTACTGGAGGTTTTGAAGAATGGGAGGAAGCTGAAGCATCTTCTTATCAACAACCAGAAGAGTTGGCTGTAACTCAAGCTGAATTAGATGAAGAAAGTGCTCTCATAGATGAGTACGGTAGTGGATTAGCTCCTCTTAGAACTTTTTTAGAAAGGTCTGCATCATCGGCTACTTTTGGTTTAAGTGATCAAGCTTTAGTAAAAGCTTTTGGTCCAGAAATGGCGGAAGCTTTAAAAGAAAGAAAACGTCTTAATGCTAAATCAAGAGTTTTAGGAGATATAACAGGTATTGCAGCCCCCATGTTATTTTCAGGGGGTTCAAGTTTATTAGCTAAAGGTGCTCAACTAGGAGGCGCAGGTGTTGTTACTGCTGCTAAAGGAGCCGCAGCTTTAGAAAGACTTTCAGCTAAAGGTCTACAAAAAATAGTTGGCGATAAAATAAAGAAAAAAATAGCCAAAGATGTTTTAATAAAAGGAGTCTCTAAAGGAGCTGGCTCAGCAGTAGAGGGTGCTTTATATGGTACAGGACAATTAGTATCTGAGAATGCCTTAGGGAATAAAGAATTTAATGCAGAAAATGTTTTAGCCGCAGGAAAGGAAGGTGCTCTTTGGGGTGGTTTAATTGGTGCAGGATTTGGAGCAGCTCCTAGTCTTTTCAGAGGAGCAGTAGAGGTAACAGTTCCCAGAATTAAGGGCAATAAAATTGTTGGTTGGGCATCTAAAAAAATAGATGATTGGAAACCTAAGTATGCAGATAAAGAATATAACGCTTGGGCATTATCAGGAATGAATGATATTCAATATGATGATTTGGTAAGAACAAAACCTCAAGTAGCAAAGAATGGTCCAAATGTAGTAATAGACGCTGCTAAAGATCAAAATCTAGGAATATTTAGTAGTGGTAGAAAACTAGTTAGTGGTTTAAAAAATTATAAAGATAAAGTATCTAAGAGAATAAATAATGTCATTGATAATATAGAAGAAATTGATGCAGAGATATTTCCCACTAAAGGATTACTAGCTCAACATATGGATGAAGGTCTTGAAAAACTTCAGAAAAGAATAGAGATTAAGGGAAAACCAGCAAGAGGGTTGGAAAATCAGTGGAGAGCAATTCAAGAAGAAAGAGACAATTACATGCTAGACATGATAGATGAAACTGTCTACACTCCAAACGAATTAAATAAAATGAAAAAATTATATGATCAAAACGCTGTTAAGACATTTGCAGTAAAACCTGAAAATCTTACAATTGCGCAAATGATGCATAGAGTAAGAGCAGACGTAATGAGAAAGGAGCTGTATGCTCTAGCAGACAGAGCAGGTGGAAACATAGGAAAAACATTAAGAAAAGAAATGTTAGACTATTCTACTATTATGAAATATTTAGAAACACTAGAGCCTAAAGCCAAAAGAGGGATTAATATAGAAGATTTTAAAGATATTTTTCTTGCAGGGGCAGCAGGTAGTATGCTTGACCTCACTGGAATAGCTGGTATAGCAGCAGGTCTTAAGGCTTATTCTAAATCAGATTTGCATAACAGGCTCGTAGTATTATCAGGTGTAGAAACTGCTAATCAAGGTGTGCAAAAAACTATAAAGAAAGCTGCAAAAGGATTTTTATCAAAGAAAAATTTTACAGAAAAATTAGAGCCTGTAAGTCGTAGAATTTTAATAAGTTCTCCTTTAGCTATGAAAGATGGTAAAAAACCTAAGGATGAGCAGGAAGCACTACAAAATATGACAGACACCCTAGACGAGATAAAATCAGACCCTTCTAAGTTAATGAGCTTATCTCAAAATGAATTAATTAAAACAGTAGCTCCTCAAACTTTTACACATATGAAAACGGTAGCAGGTAGAGCCTTAATATTCTTAGACTCTAAACTACCTAGAATGTTTAGTGTAAACCCTTTGTTGAAGAAAAAACTAAGACCATCCTCACAAGAGGTTTACAAGCTTAAAAAGTATATGGAAGCTATTCAAGACCCTATGAAAGTTTTTAAAGAGTTTAGCAAGGGTAAAATAAGTAGAGAAAGTATAGAAGCTATAAGCTTCGTATATCCAGACATTTATGCTAGAATGAAAGTTGAAGTAATGCAAGATGTTGATAAAGACCCAGATAGCATAGATTATAAACAAAGGTTATTGTTAGGTATTTTATTAAACGCTCCAACTGACTTAGCTTTATTACCTGATAGTATTAAAGCTCTACAGCAGTATTATTCCGAATCTGCTGTATCTAAATCTGGTGGTAAGATTCCGGTTACTGGTGCTAAAGAGATAGACAAAGCTGAATCTGCTGCTACTCAGTTAGAAAAGTTACAAAATCCTGAAAGATTTTAATAATAATAAGAGTACAAGGGTAGAAACTAAGGGCTATAACCCTGTACTCATAAGGAGTTTTCGGTGGGAAGAAAGAATATAATTTATACTTATAAAATGCTAGATTCTAAAGACTTAGATACTAGCGTCAATAGTACAGCTACAGTTACCACAACAATAGATCACATGTCAATTAATATCGTATGGTCAGGTTCTACAGGAACCAACACAGGTGCTATCGTAGTTCAAGGTACAAATAAAGACCCTGATGCCTCAGACTTTGTGGCAGCAGATTATTTTGATTTAACGCTCTCTGGAGGAGACATAAACCTTACAGGAGCTTCAGGTGAACATATTGTTATTTTTGACAAAATACCTTTCAGAGCCATACGGCTTGCCTATACAAACTCAACACATAGCGCAGGTACGGTTAGTGCCATTATGTCTGCTAAAACAATAGGAGCGTAGGATGTCACAATTTATATTTCCACCTCTTACGGCTTCATTAGATTCTGAACAAGTTAATGGAGGTTCATTACCTGCGAAACAAATGATCATTGGTGGTTATGACGGTTCTAATGTCAGAGCTATAAAAACTGATGCAGCAGGTGAACTACAAGTAGATATTTCTAGTTCAGCGCTGCCTTCCGGTGCTGCTACTGCTGCATTACAAACAGCAGGTAATAATATCCTAACTACAATAGATGCAGATACTAGCTCTTTAGCTGGATGTGTATCTGGAACTGAAGTACAAGTAGATGTTGTTGCTTCCTTACCTGCTGGTACAAATGCCATCGGTAAATTAGCAGCTAACTCCGGTGTTGATATTGGGGACGTTGATGTAACCTCTCTACCTTCTATTCCTACTGGTACAAACTCTATTGGTACAGTAGGATTAGACACAGGTACAAACTCTATTGGTACAGTAGGGCTAGATGCAGGAACAAATGCAATAGGTAAATTAGTAGCAAATGATGGAGTTGATATAGGTGATGTAGATGTTACCAGTGTAGTTCCTGGGGTTGGAGCTACTAACTTAGGTAAAGCCATCCAGAGTGCTCAAGGTGCTACCG